ATATCAGAAAAATTAAATGGGACAAATGAAGGATGCAAACCAGCATGAGAGAATAAAAAATGTTTATCTTGAATCATCTCATATTTGAACGGACGAAGTTTTCGAATTACTTGTTTATCTAAAAATTTATCAACAATAGATTGCTTTTGGAAAGACCAACCAGAACATCTGTAATTCGTATTCGAACTAATATAATGAATATCGTGATTTCCGATAAGAAAGGTATATCGTTCATTATTAATGTTATTGTTTAGAAACTTACACATTTCTGGTGTGTAAAAATCATAATCAAAAGAATCAAAGTAGTCGCCAAGAAAAATAATTTCTTGTGCTTCCTGGCATTCAGGAGTTTGAAGAATAGAATTCAAACGATCTATATTTTGGTGGATATCGGGAATTATAATTTTATGCATGTTAATTTCCTTGCACACTAGTTCTTTCACACTACTTTGATCAGAATAGTTTTCTACTATACTTCAATTATACCTTTAATGGAGGTTGATGTCAAGCATTTTTAGAAAAAAACTTTTACACACCGAACGGAACTTCTACAACTTCATAATGAAGTTTGAACTTCATTCTATCCGAGTAGATCTGTTCAGTTTTCGCAAATTCATCAGCCTCTTCTTTTGAGGCGAAGACCCGAATAACCGTCTTCAAATAGGTGGAGTGTACACTGGAATACCAATACTCGTAAACAACCCATACAGTTTTCATACTTTAAGTATACCTTATCCATTCAACCGAAGCAAATTTTTTCGAAAGAATATTCTCTTTTGAATCAATGACTTGCCACAAGTTATTGAAAACAAAGGAGATATTCTTTCGTTTATCCAATACCAATTTCCTTTACGATTCCATCTATAACAGTCAGATTCAACCTTGATCCGTCATATTCGCATGTCAATAACACCGGGACATTATCTCTATTGACAATCCTCGTCTTCAAACCATTCTGTTCTGCATAAGATTTAACATAAGTTAAATCTTTTTCTAATAAGAAAATATAATTATTCATGTTCCTCAAACCAATCTTTCAAAAAATTAACACAAAATGCATTTACTGTAGTCGCATCAACATCTTCTGGAAGAATACAAGAAGAGAATGAATCATCAACTTGAAGTATCAATTCATCGAACCTATTCTGGAATTCTTCTTTTGAAAAGAAACCGGAACGATATTTCATACACTCTTCTGCTGCTTCTTCAAGATTAACTTCATTGTACAAAAATATATGTTTTGCTAGACGTAATAATCTGACAGTGTGTGCAGCAGCCTTTACATCATAACCATATTTATCTACAAGGACCTTCCTCTTCTGACCCAATTTTTCTGTTAATCCGAGTCTCGCTTTCTTTTCTTGAGAAGTTGCGTATCCTCTTAATGAGTTATAGCATCTTTTTGTTAAGAAGAGATTTTTAGCTTGCACTAATCTCAAGCCAAATTCGTTAGTGATTGAATCATAAGATTCTTTCTTTAAGAAAAGCAGAGGAATCACATTCGGATTAAAATTACAACAAAGAGAAACGAATTTAAGAAATTCGTAATCAGTTACATCTACATCTTCTGATACTGAATGCGAAGTATCTGCTCTTTTCAGACCAAAGTATGAATCTATTCCTCCGACATATACCGTCATCCAATCTTTATCTGATTCTGGAGTCGCATGTCCATAAGCATGCGACCCCACAAGTCCCTTTAATATTGTAACCATACTTCAATTATACCTTTAATGGAGGTTGATGTCAAGCATTTTTAGAAAAAAACTTTTACACACCGAACGGAACTCCTTCAACTTCATAATGAAGTTCGAAATTTTAGATCTTCCTTAAACAATTAAATCAATAAATTTTGAGATCATCGTATTAATTTGCTTTTTAGAATTAGAAGAAAATACGAAGGTATCGATAGTTTCTTGTATAGATTTATCTACCATTTTAGGCTGTTTCTTTTTTCTAAACATATTAACAGAACACAAGAATGTATTATCAAATGAATCTCTTTTAGAATCTTCTATAACAATATATTTAGATCTCAAAACCATCTCCGCTTCCTGCTTCTTTTCCCGAGTCATGTTTATATATTTTTCAGTATATCCATTATCTGTCATTAATTTATCAAAATAATCAGCTGAAACACCACATAGAATATCACTCGTTATCAAAAAATTAATGACATTAACATCAGTCATCCTCTGCTTAATTATCTTAAGAATAGTAGATGGACTATTGCGAATCGATTCTTGAGAAGAATCATAATTCTTCTTCGTCTTTGGATCATGGATTACGATTTTCGGTCTACTGTAGTAATTGAAACTATTATAAGATCCATTTTTGTTAATGTAGTTTGTTTCTGTTCCTTGGCCATCCGTAAAATATACCACATTTACAATTTGTGTGCGAGTGTCATTCCTAAATTTATTTACCAGTGAATCTAAACATAAATGGGTTTCTGTTAATGGTGTTCCTCCTAAAGAATAATTTCCAATATTTGTGATTGTTTTACCAGAAATTGATGCTGGATCAATTGAAAGTTGTCCAGACAACTTCCCTATATAATTAAGAAAGATTGAAGACATCTTTTTAAAATCTGATGAATTCATTCTAGAACTTAACAATTCATACAACTTAAAATTAGGATGTATTCCTAAACTATGTTCATTTTTTCCAACATAATGATCGAAAAGAGCGGGTTTATTATGTCCATATTTAGGATTTTCGGAATTTCTGAATGTATCAACAAACCCATATAAAACAAATGGAATATTTGATTGTTTACAGAATAATATTAATTCAAAAGCCTTTTCTTTAGCTCCTGAAAGATATGAATACATAGAACCAGATAGATCCATAATAAAAATTAATCCATTATTCTTTCCATTTGGTTTGATTTCTGAAGTCTTAAAAATCTCATTATTATATTTGTATGAATATAATTTGTTTGTATCTAATTTTCCAGTCTTAAATGTTAAAGTCTTATTGTATTGAAAAGCTTTTTTTCTCATTTCAAATAATTGTTTATGTAATGAGATATTTGCTTTATGATTCTTATTAAAATTCTTGATCGGATTATTTCGATCTAAATCAAAATCATCATCTTCCGCTGAAAGATCCGGCAAATTAAATTTTTCAAAATCCACTTTAATTGATTCAAATGGATAAATGATATTATCTAAATTTGGAGATGGTATGTCAACATACTGTAACATTGAACTGGTATCAACTAATTTTGATAGTGATTCAGCCAAATCTCTATTTGTCTTAGATCTAGACGGTTCATTATCGTCTTGTGATTTAGAACCAGTCGAACCACCAATTTTATTACTAGTTTCTTTTTTCGTTTTGGAATCGGATTCTGATTCCTCTTTTTTTACTGATTCTTGTTCTTCATTATTTCCGGAATCACCGTTATCAGGTTTTTCTGGTTTTTCTGGTTTTTCTGAGTTATTATGAATTCCATCGAAATCAGTTTCTATGTTAATCTTCTCTGGGTTTTCCTTAGTATCGTTTGTATCTGATTCGTTTTCGAAGAAGATCTGACGAGTAGATGGTTGTTCATCAAATGATTCATGTTTTTCCGAATCAAATAATTCAATTGCAATATCTATAACTTGTTTAAAGTTATCAATTGCTTGAATCTTTTCAATGAAAAGATTTTCTCGTTTAGACAGCGTTAATGGGATAATTCCATTAAATTTAAAATACACATTCAATCGATCGATGATCGGAAGATCCTCTACATCGTCGATCTCAATAATCTTATTGTCGATAATATGTTTATATCCATAATAGAAGATCTTTTTCATACCAGGATATTTTTGTTTAACTAATGATTCAATTCTTGCATCTTCAATAATATTGAGATAATCACGAAACACTTCATTAGGTTCTCGAAGTTTACAAGCATTAACATATGCATCTGAATCGGTGTATAGAGCATGACCAATCTCATGTCCAATAAGAGATTCTATAACAATATTTGTTAGGTTCTTCCATGTTGGAATAACCAATATTCTTTTTTTAGTATCGAAGTATGCAGTAGACACAGATTTCTGGATAACTGTTATATCTTCCATAGACATTAATTTTGCTACATTGTCTTGTACAGTTGTAATCATATTTAATATTATACCTTATCCATTCAACCGAAGCAAGTTTTTTTCGAAAGAATATTCTCTTTAGAATCAATGACTTGTGGCAAGTCATTGAAAACAAAGGAGATATTCTTTCTTTTTATTTTTTCTAGAAAACCTTTACATGCTTGACTCAGTACGCTATAATGGGTATGTACCGATTGAAAGGAGATATATGAACTTTATTGAAGCTATTAGAAATGAGTATCCAGGACAAACTACATTCACTAGACCGGAATTAACTATCGTAGCAGATAAGTATTCTTTAAAAAAACAATTTACAGAATTCATGACTACCGATTCTAATAAGATTAGGCGAGGAGTATATAAAATTGATTCGAATGTACAATCCGATTCTTCTGGTGTCATTGAATTAAAGAGACCACCTTCTCCTGATAAACAGAAACCACTCGTATCAGAAAAAAAGGTAGAACACATCCATGACATCAATTTAATTCCAATTAAAGATCCTGAGTTCGTAGCATTCGGTGATTTTTCTCTAGTTAAAAAAATTGTTTCTTCTAAAGCATTCTTTCCAATTTATATTTCTGGAGAATCTGGTAATGGTAAGACTAAGATGGTATATGAAGTTTGTGCTCAAACTAAAAAACCATTATTTCGTGTTAATATTACAGAATCTACTGATGAAGATGATCTGATTGGAGGTTATCGTCTAGTTAATGGAGAAACTGTGTGGCAAGATGGTCCTGTTGTAGAAGCAATGAATCATGGCGCTATTCTTTTATTAGATGAAATTAATTTGGGGACGCATAAAATTATGTGTCTTCAACCTATTCTTGAAGGTAATCCAATTTATATAAAGAAGACCAATACTATTATTCATCCAGTTCAAGGTTTCAATATTATTGCAACAGCAAATACAAAAGGAAAGGCATCTGATGATGGACGTTATATCGGATCAAATACTTTGAACGAAGCTCTGCTCGATAGATTTGCTATGAACGTAGAACATGAATATCCATCAAAAGAAATCGAAATCAAGATTCTAACTAATATTCTTGATTCGTTGAATTGTAAAACGAATGACAGTGTTGAGTTTGCGAATAAATTGGTTGAATGGGCAAAAACTATTCGTGATACATTTGATGTCGGAGGAATTGATGATATTATTACAACTAGAAGATTGATTCATATTATCAGATTCTTTGCTATCGTAGGTGGAACTAGAATGAAATCTATTAAGTATTGTACTTCAAGATTTGATTCTGATACTAAAAAATCTTTCTATTCATTATATCAAAAAATCGATGAATCTATTACTATCGAAGCTGAAACACAAAATTCAAATAAAGCATCAAACTTCGATGATGAGGATATTCTATTTTAAAAATATAAATTCTTAAACAATTAGGAGGTCCTAGTAGGACCTCCAATTTTTATAAATACACATGAGGTTATTGATTATATGCCAATGTATGATTATCATTGTGATGAGTGTAAATGCTCTTTCGAGAAGAATGTTAAAATGGATGACTGTGATCTACCAACAACTCAACCATGTCCTTCATGTCTATCCTTATCTGTTAAGAAATCTGTTACGGCTCCAGGTATAGGTGATCCTGTAAGATTAGGAGTCACAAAAGCACCTGCAGATTTTCAGAAATATGTATTGGGTAGAATTAAAGAAGCACACCCAAGAGGCAATGTAGAGAGATCCAGATCAATTGTACGAGAAGTTTAACTTGTTTAACTTGTGATATCTTGGTTATGATGAAAGGATACAAATGTCAAGAAAACCAAGAAACTCCAAAAATAATTTGGAACCAACAATAGATAATTCATTTTCTTTGAAAAAGATACAACCTATTACAGAAGCTCAGCAAGATGTCTTTGATGCTTTTGGAGAAGGTTATAATCTTGTTCTTTGTGGTTCGGCGGGAACTGGTAAAACTTATATATCATTGTATTTGGCTCTCTCAGAATTAATAAAGAGAGATAGAACTGCTAACGACCATCCAACAAAAATAATGATTATTCGATCAACTGTTTCATCAAGAGATGTTGGATTTTTGCCAGGAACTCTGAAAGAAAAGATGGCAGTTTATGAAGATCCATATAGAGGTGTCTTCGCAGAATTATTTGGAAGAGGAGACGCATTTGAGATTTTGAAAGCAAAAGGTATTGTCGAATTCTGTTCCACTTCTTTCTTACGTGGTACTACAATTAACGATGCATTCATTATTCTTGACGAATTCCAGAACGCAGGCGTTGGTGAACTTGAAACTGTTATCACTAGAGTAGGAAAGAATTCTAAGATTTTCTTCTGTGGAGATTGGGCTCAGAACGATCTAATTAGATCGAAATGGGATGTTTCTGGATTACCTTATTTTATGAAGATTATCGAAAAGATGCAAGAGTTCGATATCATTGAATTTGGTATTGAAGATATCGTCCGCTCAGGAATAGTTAAATCATTTATTATTGCTAAGTCTGAAGTAGATGGAGATATAAATAATTCTTGAGGAATGTAGGATTGTATGGACTTAACAAAATTTAAAGAATCATATTTAGAAGTAATATCAGAATCGAAAGATGATGAACTGAGAACTTATATCAGAACTATCGTAGAAGAAGTTTTAGAAGAAGCTTATGATGAAGACCCACAATCTCCAGAAGCTAAAAAGGTAATCTCGTTACTTAAGAAATATGGATACAAGTCTTTCGGAAAAAAGGCAGGATCTACATTGTCTTTTAGTAAATCTTGGTTAGTGGATTTCCCTTATTCCGACGATCATCGTGTTTATGTTACAAAATATGATGGAAATTGGGAATCGGGATATAATAAATCATTGGGAATCGAAAGTAAGACTGGAACTGATGTGGGAGAACTAGAAGAAATATTGAAGTCCGTTGCTTCTAAGATAACGCAAGTTGAGAAACCAGATTCGTTTCCTAAAATTACTAAGTAATTTGGTTTTTTGTTGGTTATATAGTATAATATATAAGTGAAGTTATTCAAACACAATAGATTAAATCTTCCTCAGTTACAAACCCAAGAGGGAAATGATAGAAGATATTACATTACTCCAGAAGGTAATTATTATCCATCCATCACAACTCTCTTGGGACAACTTTCTAAGGAATCATTAGATGATTGGAAGAAATCTATCGGTGAAGACAAAGCAAAACAGATATCAGATTATGCTTGTGAATTGGGAGAAAATCTACATTATGTTGTTGAAAAATATTTAGATAATGATCCAAAATTCTTATCGTACGCAACCGTACATTCTAAATATATGTTCTCTGCCTTACAAGATACACTTGATAGAATAGACAACATCTATACACAAGAAGCTACTCTATATTCTGACGTCCTTGGTCTAGCAGGTAGAACCGATTGTATTGCAGAATTTGATGGTGTTCCTTCTATCATAGACTTCAAAACTTCTAGAAAAGAAAAGAAAGAAGAATGGATCCAATCTTATTTCGTGCAAGGAACAGCATATTCTTTGATGCTTGAGGAGATGACTGGTATTAAGATTAAACAGATTGTAATTCTTATGTGCACATATGATTCACAACCTCTAATTTTTAGAGTGAATAGATCGAATTATTATTCTGCATTAAAAGACATTATGTGTAAACATCTTGGAGATTTGAAATGGCGATGACCTACAAAGACATTCAGAATTTGGCCGAAGTCGAATTAAAAATAGATAGATTCAATCTTGGTGAAGAAGCTACAAGAACTCCAAATATCCTAATGAGATTCCTGGATATCTATCGTTCAGAGAAGATTATTCTTCATAAGATGAATAAGAAATTAGACGAATTGAAGAAAGATAAATGGGAATATTATTCTGGAAAAGCCTCTGATGAAGTCTATAATGAGAAGCCTTTTGATATTAAAGTTCTCAGACAAGATCTGGATTTGTACATGAATGCAGATCCTGAATTATCCGATCTCATGTATAATATACAAACACAGAAAGAAAAGATCTTTTGTTTAGAAAAGATTCTACGTGGTATAGAACAGAGAGAATTTTCCATCAAGAATGCAATAACGATGATTCGATTTGAAGCTGGTGAAGTTACTTAGAAAAAGAGTTTTATCATGAGTGTTATAAATATGTCTGAATTGACATGAATATAACACTTAAATCATTTAATGAGACCTATGCTATTGTAGACGCCGAGCCAGGAATAATCCAAGAGTTATATGAACTCTTAAGTTTCGAAGTTCCTGGTGCAAAATATATGCATATGTACAGGAAGAGGTTGTGGGATGGATATGCAAGATTACTAAACAAACGTAACAACACTGTTGGTAAAGGTCTTGCACATTACATTAAATCTTACTGTGAAGAGAATGGTTATACGTTCAATCAAGAATTCGACAACAAAGGATTCTCTGAAGAAGTTGCAGACACGTTCATTAAATCTAACAGAATGTGTTCTGGTGGACGAGAGATCGAATTACGTGATTATCAATTAGATGCGATTAAACATGGGATCTGTAACAACAGATCTATCACAGTATCAGTAACTGGTTCTGGAAAATCGATTATCATTGCATCACTAATCAAATTCTATAACGAAAATGTAGAAGGAAAGATTCTTCTGATCTGCCCCACCACTTCTCTGGTAGAACAGTTATATTCAGATATCGCAGATTACTATCCAGATTGGGATATTAAACAAGATATAACAAGAATATATTCTGGTATGGAGAGAGAAAATAAGAAGATTATTCTAAGTACGTGGCAGAGTCTGTATGACAAACCTCCTTCTTATTTCGAAGATATCGAAGTTGTTATGGGAGATGAATGTCACCTCTATTCTGCGAAAGAAGTTTCAAAGTTATTCGATAAATGCATCTATGCCAGATACAGACACGGTTTCACCGGAACCCTATCTGGTGAAAAGATTCATCAACTACAATTAGAAGGTATATTCGGGAAAGCCAGACAGATCACAACTACATCAGATCTAATCAGTAAATCGCAATTATCAGATTTCAAGATTAATGCATTGGTTTTATCTTATTCTGCTGCATCTAGAAAAGCTGCAAAAGAATTCTCTTATGAAGAAGAAGTTAAATTCTTAATCTCTAACGACAAGAGAAATCGTTTTATCGCAAAATTAGCAGCTAGCACAAAAGGTAATACACTCGTTCTATTTTCAAGAGTAGAAACGCATGGTGAACTAATATACAATCTTATTCAAAAATATACTGATAGACCAGTCTATTTTATATATGGTGGTACAGATGTTGATATTAGAGAGGATGTAAGAATAAAAATTAATTCTATTAATGATGGAATTATCGTTGCTTCTTCACAGATATTTTCTACTGGTATCAATATTCCTTCACTCCAGAATATTATATTCACACATCCTTCTAAGTCTAAGATAAGAGTCTTACAATCTATCGGAAGAGTTCTAAGATTATCGATAAATAAGTCGGGTCCAGCAATTCTTTTCGATATAGTAGACGATCTTAAATTTAGAAATAAAACTAATTTTTCTATGAAGCATTTTTTAGAAAGAGCAAAACTTTACGTTCAAGAGAACTTTAACTACAAAATCGTAAATGTTGAATTGGAGAAATAATATGGATATCATTAAGATCCCGAAATCGAATTATGAGAGAAAGATTCCAAGTACTATAGAAGAAGCTATGGTAGAATTGGATAGAAGAATTATGATTACTGCAAGAGAGAATCTTGGACAAGTACAAGCTAGAGTAATCTTTCGTGAATTACTTGAAGATTATACAAAAGGAATGGAATCGAAATCTCAGTATATCGTTACTCTGTAGTGCAGAACACTACTCTTCGATACCTATCCAGTAACCATATAGATATATCTATTACTTAAAACGGCTACATACCTATTATAGCTTCCAAAGACAAGAAAGTCAATATCCGATTTAATAAAAACATATTGCTTTCTTTTCATATGAGTTATATAATAGATGTATGATACTTAACATACCAATGACTAATGATTTACCAAATATAGAAGACATTATCATTAAACCAGAAGATATTCTTAGAGAAGTGAAAGACTTAGCTCTCAATAATAAGATGAATTATCTAGAGGCAACTGTATACTATTGTGAGAAGAATAACTTCGATCTAGAAGCTGTTTCTAGGACTATTCCACAGTCACTTAGAACTCTTATCGAACAATCAGCAAAAGAGTTGAGGTTATTCAAGAAGTCACATAATTCTTCTAACACACTACCGATATGAGTGAGATCTTTTCTGGTTATGATGCTTATGTAACTTATCTTGCATTTAAGTTGCATTTTTCGAGTAAGACTTACAATTTCTTTAAGTTTAATGGAAAAACGAAAGCTAATCCAATTTCATATGAATCCAGAAAAGATAGATATCATTTTGAGAAAATAGCTGCGAGAATATCAAGAGACACTTTTATTGAACGGATGCTTGTTGAATATCTAGATAACCAGAATTTTTGGATTAAGGATATTCTTACTGTAGACAACAAATCAAGACATCTAGTTTGGAGAGGATATATAGAAAGTTTCCATTATTCATTTAAATCTGAACTAGGAAAGATCAAGGAATATTGTCTTCTGAACGAAATAGAATACAAAGATCTTTTCAAAACGAAAGGAGTCACACATCCTCTTATTTTCAAGTTGTTTCTTAAAAAAGAGATTCGTCTAGAAACATTTATTTGTATCGATATTCTAATCAAGATCTCAGATAAGATGAATGTTGAGACTAAACCACGTGATCCTGTTTGGGATGAAACTAATACTCTTATGATTTATTACTTTCCATTCATTCAACAATTTATTCCGGAAAAAGGTCTCTTGAAAAAGATATTCCTAGAAGTTTTCAGTTGATAAATTATAGCACATAAGTTATTATAGTAATGGAGGTGCTTATGGATGATGAGTTGATTGTTCTTGAACCAGAAGATGGCGATGAGAAAGGATTTGTATCCGACGAAGATTTTGATAGTGTCTTTGATATAGAAGACTTTGATGAAGAGACTCTAGAGAACTTAATTGGTGAAGTTCAAAGTTCTATTGACTTTCTAGAAGATATTGTATACAATATGTACTATTCCTATAATAGATTAAAAGAAGAAACGACAGAACGTATAAATACATTAGAAATTGAGAATAAGAATTATTGTGAAGAGCTTAAAAAACTCTATCAAGAATTAGCAAATAATAAGCAAGAATAGCAAATTAGCAAAAAAGGAAACAATATGAATTTCGCAGATCTAAAAAAGAAGTCAAAGTCTAATCTAGACAATCTAGTAGCAGAATTAGAGAAAGTGTCTTCGGGTGGAAACAAGTACCAAGACGATCGTTTTTGGTCAGTTCCCATGGACGAAAAGACTGGAAATGGTACGGCTCTAATTCGTTTTCTTCCAGCTGGAAAGAATGACAAGTTACCTTGGGTTACAGTTTATTCACACTCATTCCAGGGTCCTGGTGGATGGTATATTGAGAATTCACTAACAACTATTGGTAAGGCAGATCCATGTGGAGAGGTTAATCAGGAACTCTGGGCCACAGGTATCGAAGCTAATAAAGAAGTTGTTCGTAAGCGTAAGCGTAAGCAACAGTATATTGCCAATATCTACGTTATTTCGGATCCAAAGAATCCACAGAACGAAGGCAAGATTATGCTGTTTAAGTTTGGCAAGAAGATCTTCGAAAAGATTCAAGAAGCCATGAAGCCTGTTTTCGAAGGTGACAAGGCTGTTGATCCTTTTGATTTTTGGCAAGGCGCTAACTTCCGTCTAAAGATTAAGAAAGTAGAAGGATATCCTAATTACGATAATTCTTCCTTTGAAGCACAATCGCCTCTATTTGATGGAGACGATGAGAAGTTAGAGACAGTATGGAATTCACTATACACTTTAGGTGAATTTACTGATCCTAAGAATTTCAAATCTTATGATGAATTAAAGGCACGTCTTGATAAGGTTCTTGGTTCTAAGCCTGCTGCACCAAAGAAGATCGAGGAACCGATGCCAACTAAGCCATCTCCTAAGATGGAAACTAAGAAGGTTGAAGAGGATATGCCTTGGAAAGCTGACGAAGGTGAAGATGAGGATGATTCTTTGGACTTGGACTTCTTCCGAAAGCTAGCTGAAGAATAAAAACCCAATAAAAAATTATATTCCCTTTAGTTTCAGTCACTTGCAGTTAAGTCATTGATTCTAAAGGGAATATTCTTTTTGACATTCGCCTCTTCGTCGAGGTATAATGGTTCTATGGTTGTTAACGAATACGTTCAAGAGTGTGAAACTGATTCCTGTCCGAAATTGATCGTCCGCCTGTGCACTGGTGAATTGTTTGGTGGTGTTACCAATTATGTAGTCGGTGCTCCCGATCGTGCAGATGCGGAATTCCATATCGACGATTACAAGGAAACATTTTCTCGTAGACTACGGAACGGCAGTCTGAATATGGGATCTTCGGCGACTCTGTCTTGGGTTAAGAACGATAAATCTTTCATCATGGACTATTGGGATTCTGCGGAAGTCACTTTATAAAAACTGTATCTCGTTTGTTTTCAATCACTTGCACTAAACCGTTGAAAACAAACGAGATATTCTTTCGGAAAATATTGCTTTCTTGGATTGCATAAGGTATACTGGTTCTAGTATGAAATTCTTCCACTTTAATCAAAATAATTCTTTCGGACAATACGACGGTCCTGCTCTAGATGTTGTGATCGAAGCTGAGAATGCTAAAGACGCCAATCATCGTGCAGAAGCCAACGGATTGTACTTCGACGGATGTATGGACGGTATCGATTGCAAATGCTGTGGCGATCGTTGGTCTCGTCAATTCTCTTGCGAAGAGGGTAGTTCCACACCTTGTGTATATGGCGAAGAATTGGTTCTTGTAGATGAACCAACACAAAAGTTGGTTGTATTTGCAGATGGTTCTAAAAAGTACGCTCGATACAAATAATTTTTTTAGAATCACTTGACATCTAGTTCAGAATACGGTATAATTTAAATATGTTTGAAGAACCGTGGTACAGAAAACCAACAAAAGAGATTAAGATTGACCAAGAAGTATATTCAATCGTTGCTGAATGTGCTGTGAATGTTAAAAATATTCGGGTCGATACTTCTGGTACTCCAATCTTTGATTTAGAGGATTGTTTTGGTGCATATTACGTCGCTCGTTTTAGTGAAATTATGGAGATTATCTAATGACACCGCCTAAGAATATTATTCGTGCACTTCAGGCCGATCGTTCACGTCTAGGAAAAGAAGCTATTCTTGAACGTGAGTGTCGTGATGGTAACGACATTCTATTCTACGGAATGAAGTATGCACTAGACAGTTTCATGACTTTTGGTGTGAAGCAAATTCCAGAAAAGACTGATTCTGGTACAGGTCTCAATTGGGGCGAATTTACAGAACTTCTGACTAAACTTGTTAACCGCAAGCTTACTGGTAATTCAGCCAAAGAAGAGATTACTCGTCTCATGAACCAAGCCACTCAAGATGAATGGAATAATTGGTATCGTCTGATCCTCATCAAAGATCTTCGTTGTGGTGTTTCTGAGAAGACTATCAATAAAGTTGTAAAGAATTTGTCTGCATCAGACAAGTATCATACTAAGTATATTATTCCGACTTTCTCTTGTCAGCTTGCTCAAGATTCTACAGATCAACAGACTAAGATGACTGGCGAGAAAATCTTAGAAGTCAAATTAGATGGTGTTCGAGTTTTGACATTCGTGTTTCCTGATGGTCGTGTGATTCAATATTCCAGGAACGGAAAAGAGTTAGATAACTTCCCAAAGATTCGTGAGCAATTTGTTAACATTGCTAATCATCTTTCCGATCCATGGGTATTTGATGGTGAAGTAATGTCGGCTAATTTCCAGGATTTAATGAAGCAATTAAATCGAAAGGATAATGTTCAGACAGATGATGCAGTTCTTCATCTATTTGATATGATTCCTATGGAAGATTTCTTGGCAGGGTATTCTGCAATCACTCAAGAGATTCGTTCTAAGGCATTAGAAATTTGGTATGATGAATTCGAGTTGGTTGTTCCGAATGTAAAGATTCTTTCCAATCGGATTGTCGATCTAGATACTGTTGTAGGTCGTGAGATTTTCCGTGAGATGAATGAGGCAGCGATCGAAGGTGGATATGAAGGAATCATGATTAAAGATCCTTTGGCTCCATATGAATGCAAGCGGTCTTCTTCTTGGTTGAAGTTGAAGCCATTCATTGATCTTTCTCTCGAAGTGGTTGCTGTTGAAGTTGGGACTGGTAAGAATGCCGGATCTCTTGGTGCTATTGTTTGTGAAGGTGTTGATTCTGGAAAGACGATTTCTGTTAATGTTGGAACAGGCTTCACTGAAGAAGAACGAGCAGAGATTTGGTCCGCTAAAGATTCTGTTATTGGTCAGATTGCAGAAGTTCGGGCGGATGGTATTACACAGAATCAGGATGGAACATATTCCTTGCGATTCCCACGATTCCTTCGCTGGCGTGGTTTCGAACCTGGTGAAAAGATTTAGTTTGACTATGTGTTCAAAATAAAGTATAATAAATAGTATAGTAATTGATATTGATTTCCTG